AGCGGATGCACGGCTGCGTGCTCGGTTCACTCAACTATCTGCAGTCAATCGAGCACGAATGGGATCATTTCCAGGTTGATTTCGCACACGCTTTGTGGCAGCACGGCCACGAAATGGGGTCACTCCCGAAGCGTGAGCGGTTGCCAGCGGCCAAAGATAAGGAGTTCAAAGACAAGGGCCTGGGGCCCAGTGCTTTTTGGAAAGCGGTCTGGAAAGTCAGAGCTGATCGCCGCAAAGATGGTGCCCGCTCTGCCTTTGTCCATGCACTGATTGGCTACGAGCGACTGAAGACAGCAGAGACCCTGCATTGGGTCCATCACATGGACCACCGGGGCCGTGTCTATCAACACGGTGGTCACCTGAGCGTGCAGGGTTCAGATCACTACCGCTCCATGTTCCGCTTCAAAGAACGGAGCCCAGTGAAGGGCTTTGAGGATGAGTTCGCTTGGTCGATCTGTGATGCCTACGGGATCAAAGGCGATGAGCGAGCACGGGTGACCTACCTGAAGGCAATGAGCCTGGCCTTCAATCGCATTGGCCGTGACCCTGTTGGCAACCTCGATCTGGTGTTGGAAGCCAGCGACCCATTCCGCTTCGTGCAGCTGTGCCGCGATTGGCATGGATACATGGTTGATCCGGGCTACACCAGCGGCACCATCCACTGGCGGGACCAGTGCTGCAGCGGGTGGGGCCATGTCGCCTGCCTTGTGGGTGACGCTGCCCTGGCCCAGTACACCAACGTCACCGGCAAGCGGTCGGTTGATCTCTACATGGCGATTGGCCGGTTGATTGAGGCCAAGCTCAAGTCACGGCTGGATGAGGAGGAGGACGACAAGCGACTGCTGTGCCTGATCTGGTGGCATGAGCACGAGAAGGAACGCTCTCTCTATAAGAAGTGCCTGATGCCTGTGATCTACGGGCGCAGCTACCTCAGCCTCACCGAGATCCTGGAGGTGTACCTGAGGGATGAGCTACAGGACTTCCTCAATGAGGATGGCTTGCGGGTGATTGACCTGGCCAGGGTGATGGCGTCCGTGATTCACGAGACCGTGAAGGATTGCGTGCCACATGTCAGCGACCTGGCGAAGTGGCTCACGAAGGTGGCGAACCTACAGATCGATGCTGGTTTCAGGCCTTACTGGTTCACCCCCAATGGCATGGCGGTGGAGAGCTACAGCGGCATGTCAAAGAAAAAGCATTTCGAGCTGAACCTGGCGGGGCGGAAGATCCAGGTCCAGTGCAGCAGCCCCGACGGGGCGACGGTTGACAAGCGCAAGACGGCCCGAAAGCTAGTGCCTGACTTCATTCACAGCCAAGATGCTGCGTTCCTCCAGCGCTTCACGTACCACTGGGGCAAGACCTACGGTCACCCGTTGGCTGTGGTGCATGACTGCTTCGGGACCACGTTGGATCGGGTGAGCACCATGCAGGCTGAGCTGTGTGACCAGTGGGCCAGGTTCTACAGCGTGAACCACCTCGAGCTACATCGAGAGATGGTGCAGGACGTTATAGGCAAGGCTGTGCCAGAGCCACCTCTAGTGGGGACGCTCGACAGGGAACGTGTAGGCGAGAACAGATACCTGTTCACATAGTTGCCACTCGGCAATAGTTGCCTATGGTTGAAGGACTTCACTAACAACACATGGGAGCCAAGCACCTTTCACCCATCGGCACGATGGTTTTCGGCAACGTGGTCGAGGCTCGCATGAACGACTACGGCAATGCCGAATGGGGTTGTGGCCTGCGCCTCACCGAGCAGGAGAGCAGCGCCATGCTCAAAGTCGTTGAGGAGCAGCTGGCCGAGAGGCGCAAGACTGATCCCAAGTTCCCCGCAACCAACGAGGGGCTGAAGTTCCCCTTCCGTGCTGCCAAGGAAAAGAACGAAGCTGGCGAGTGGGTGGAGGGCCTGACCACTGACCTGCTGTGGACCATCAACCGCAAGACCATTCGCAAAGATCGCACTGGCCAGGAGGTCAAGAACAGCCCTCCGGTGATCTACGACTCCAACGGCACCATCGTCACTGACATGCCTGATGTGGGCTTCGGCTCGAAGGTCAAAGTCGTTTACGACGCTTACATCTACAACCGGCCTGGCAACAAAGGCGTCAAGTTCGAGCTGATCGGCATTCAGGTGGTGGAGCTCAAAGAAGCTGCTGCTCCGATTGAGATCCCTGCCATTGAAGGTGGTGGTTGGGTTGCTGAATCAGCAGCTGAGCCCGTAAGCGACATGGCAGCACTGCTCAGTGCTTGATCGCTTCAACCGGGCGAACCGGCGGAGGAGAGATAAAGAACACCGCTCCAACCTGGAGACCCAAGTAGAGGAGGCCCTCAAATCACAGGGCCTCTCTCCCCAATACGAGACCGACAAGTTCGGGTATGTGCTGCACCGCAAGTACACACCTGACTTCTCGTTGGTCGATCGCAACGGGCAGAAGTTCTACATCGAAGTCAAAGGGTGGTGGGAACCAAGCAGTCGCTCCAAGTTCCTCGCCGTGATTCTGAACAACCCAACGCTGCCCATCTTTGTTGCCTTGCAGCGCCCCCTTCAGACGCTCAGCAAGAAGTCAAAGACCACCTACGCCGCGTGGTGCAACCGCTACGGCATCGCCTGGTGTCCAACCCCAATCCCTGAGGAGTTCATGAACCAATGGCTGGATGGCTTGAGACCCACATACCGTGCCCCGGGTGCGAAAGCAGCGACGCAGCAGCTCGAGCTGACGACCACAGCATCTACTGCTTCAGCTGTGAAGGGCGCTTCGACGACCAAGGCAACGCCTGGGGACACACCAAAGAGAAGAGCAGCATGACCTCTTCTTTCCTTGGCGACTTACCCCGCACTGATGCGGAGGTGAAGTCAGTGGCACTGCTCGCCGGGACCCATGCAGCCCTGCCGGAGCGCAACATCAGCGAGCGCACCACCAAGATCTATGACTACACCAGCGGGAGCTATCGGGGGCTGCCTGCTCAGTTCGCGAACTACCGAGATGCCACTGGCCTGGCCTGTGCTCAGCACATCCGCTTTGGCTCCAAGCAATTCTCTTGGCACGCTCGCGACAAGAGCCAGAAACTTCAGCTGTTTGGTCAGCACCTTGGCAGCAGCGGCACCCTGATCCTCACGGAGGGGGAGATCGATGCGATGTCCCTCTATGAATGCCTACGCAAGTGGCGCAGTAAAGAGAAGTTCGTCGTTGCCTCCATCCCTGATGGTGCCGCTTCTGCCAAGAAGAGCTGCACCACACAGCTGAAGTGGATCAGCGGCTTCAACCGTGTCGTGATCTTCATGGACATGGATGAGCCAGGCCGCAAGGCAGCTCATGACCTGGCCACGTTGATCGGTCCCTCTGCTGCTGTCGTTGGAGCACTGCCCTACAAGGACGCCAATGAGGCATGGGTGGCGGAGGACCACAACGCCATCCTCGAAGCGCTGAACAACGCTCAACGTCACCGCCCTGACGGCATCGTTCACGCTCCTGATCTGCTGCAGAAGATCCTCCAACCAGAGGATCGGATGGGCACCCCCTACCCCTGGGCTGGCTGGAATCAGTACACGGAGGGGATGAAGCCCGAGCAGCTGGTGATGATCTCCGGCGGCACGGGCATCGGCAAGAGCCTGTTCACCCGCAGCATTGCCCTGGACCTCTGCAAGAGAGGCAAGAAGGTCGCCTACATCGGCCTGGAGGAGAGCTGCGAAACCTCCCTCGAGCGGATGCTCAGTGAAGAGCTGGGCTTTAACCCTGGCTTCCACCTGGACACCCCTGATCAACGGGCACGGCGTGACCCCGACGTGATCAAAGAAGCCCTGAACCGCTTCGCCGGGAACCTATTCCTGCTGGACAAGTTTGGCAGCGATGAGTTCAGCGAGTTCGTTGCAACCGTCAAGCACTACGTGATGGCAGAAGGCTGCCAGTTCATCATCCTCGATCACTTCTCTCTACTTGCAGATGGTATTGCTCTTACTGTCGATCAGCGGCGGGCTATTGATCAGTGCATCAAAGGCCTTAAAGAACTCTGCGTCGAGCTCAAAATCACGATGCTCGTCGTCTGCCACCTCTCTCGTGGTTCCGGCTTCGGTCCGAGTCACGAGGAGGGAGGCGAGCCCACCCTTTCGGAACTTAGGGGATCGCATTCGCTTGCCCAGATCCCCGATTTCTGCATCATGTTGCAACGCAATCCACGCGCTGAAGACAAGATTGAAGCGAACACGACTAATTGCTGGCTCAAGAAGAACCGGGTGAAGGGTGAGCTTGGCCTGATGTCAAGACTTCACTACATGCCTAGTTGTCGTTTCCATGAAATAGGCGCCACTGTGACTCCAATCAACCCTGATCTGGAGGTGGCATGACACTTACACAGAAACTATCCAATGCCTTCTGGTATCGAGCTGACTATCGACCCGATTCCCCAGAGCGTTGGGCCCGTGTGGTGGAGGCGATTGCTCAGGAGATTGCTACCTGGGAGGAAAGTGAACCTGACGAGCGATGGGATTCGATCCCACCACAGGCGTATCGACAGGTTGCTGATCGCCTTCTGGGGTCACTACATGTTTGAAGACGCAACCTATGCCGAAGTCATCCGCCGTGAAGGGGCCGATGACCTTTACCTCGGCTACTGCAACCGCACCACTAAGTGCTTCTACTGCATGGATGACTTGGTGGATTGGTTCCTGGAGAACGATGCCCTCCATGACAACCCCAACCTGATCTCTTACCTCGAGGAGGAGTACCAGAAATGAGCCCACTACTGGCAGTCGATGCCGACATGCTCCTGTTCCGCTGCCTGGCAGCAACAGAAGTTGAGATGCAGTTCAGTGACTGGGATTGGTGCCTTCACTCCGATTGCCAACTGGCGATGGAGAACTACTGGGAGCACATCCGTATGTGGTGTGACCAAGTGGGCACCACGCCAAAGAACGTGGCCCACTGCTTCAGCCACAAGAGCGCTTACAGGAAGCGGATCTTCCCTGCCTATAAGCACAACCGGAAGGACAAGAGGAAGCCTGCAGGTTTCGGAGCAATGCGAGCTCAGATCCTCCAGGAGCCTGATGCCTTTATGTTCAGCGAGATCGAAGCAGACGACACCATCTCTCTGCTCGCCACCAACCCAGAGAGCGATGTCGTTGTGGCCTCAGGCGACAAGGACCTCAACCAAATTCCAGGCTGGCATGTCTGGATCGACAAAGAACCCTATCTAGTCAACACCGATGACGCAGAGCGTTTCACTTGGCAGCAATACCTACAGGGTGATTCGACCGATGGCATCCCCGGTTGTCCGGGAATGGGCCCCGTTGGAGCAGAGAAAGCAGTCGCAAACTTCGACCTATCCAGGCCCATGGATTGTTGGGAAGAGGTTGTTCGGCTCTATGCAAAGAAAGGGAAAGTACAGCAGCCACATGAGTACGCCCTCACGCAGGCGCGATTAGTCCGCATCCTCAGATGGGGTGAATATGATTTCACTACCAACACGGTGAAGCCTTGGACACCTCAAACCCCGACGCTTGCAAACGTGTCATAGGGCAACAGTTGACAGATGAGGTGCTAGAAGCACTCGAGGCATTGTTCCCCGATAAGAGCCCTGAGCTGACTGACTCTATTGATCAGATTCGGTACGCTTCAGGGCAGGTATCTGTCATCCGTTTCTTACGGGGTCTTAGGTAAATGTCCAAGGAATCACGGCGCCTGAAGAAAGAGCTTCGGATGGCTCGGAAACAGGCTGATCGTGACCGGGAACGTTGGGGCAGAGAGCTTGATAGGCAACGTCAACAAGCTGCTGAACGCACCGCCTCTTACAACAAGAGGACTGATGCACTGACGAAACAGCTGGAAGCACTGCAGATCAGCAACCAGCAGAGCATTGACAAGATCACCTCTGGCTATGAGGCGCAGTTAGCGCAGAGCCAGAAGGCATCACAACAGCAGGTCGCATCGTTGAACGCTCTGGTGATGCAGAACCAGAAGCAATACGAACAGCAGTACAAACAGCTGGATGCACAGCGTGCTGCTGCTGATGCCGCCTTCGCTGAGCAGCAACGCATCTCTCGCAACCTGGCGAACGCCAACGTCCCGCAAGCCCAGGCCTCTGCCATGGCTCCTGTATCAGCCGCCAGTGAGCTCTCGCAGCTAGCGGAGACACGCAAGAAGGATCAGAACACCCTCTCAAGCCTGAGCATCGTTAGCCGCCCAGGCGTGGCTGGACAGAAAGCCGCCAACCTCACCGGTCTGCAAATCGCCTGATGAAAGCCACCGCCCAAACCCGCTGGAACAACCTGGAGATGTATCGCTCCCTCTACCTGAGGCGAGCGATCGACTGCAGCAAGCTGACTGTCCCTTCGTTGATACCGGAGTCGGATCAATATAACGGTTGGAGCGGTGAGCAGTACAACGCAATCCCGTCCCTGTACCAGGGCCAAGGAGCCAACGGTGTCAACAACATTTCCGCCAAGCTGCTTCTTAGTTTGTATCCACCAAGCCAACCGTTCTTTCGGTTGACGATGGATGCAGCCCGCATCCGTGAGTACGTGTCACGGGAAGGTGCGGATGAGCAGGGGCTGCTGAGTCAGCTCGATCAGGTGCTCTCGAAGATGGAGCGTCAGATCCTGCGGCGCCTGGATCAGCTCGGCGCTCGGCCTGCCCTGTTCGAGGCGATCAAGCACCTCGTTGTAGGTGGCAACTGTTGCCTATACGTGGGGCAAGAGCGGATCAAGATGTTTGGCCTGCGCTCCTACGTGGTCGATCGGGACCCGGAGGGCAACGTCAATGAGATCGTGATCAAGGAGCAGGTATCAACCAAGTACCTGCCGCCGGGTGTCGAGAAGGAAGTACCTGGGAAGGTCAACAGCCAGAAGGGCTCGGACAAGAACCTGAAGGACGTTTACACCCATGTTGAGATCGACCCGGACAATGATCGGGTGGAGTGGTATCAGGAGTGTGAGGGCAAGCGGATCCCCAACAGCGCGGGCTTCAGCAAGCTTGATGCCAACCCATTTCTCGTGCTTCGCTTGCACTCTGTGGCCGGTGAAAGCTACGGAAGGTCGCTGGTATCCGACGTTTTGGGGGACCTGCAATCGTTGGAGAGCCTGGCCCAGGCGATCGTTGAGGGCAGTTTGATCAGCGCGAAAGCCGTGGGGCTCGTGAACCCGAACGGCGTCACCCGTGCTGATGTAATTGCTCGTGCAAAAAACGGCGCAATCGTGGCCGGAAATGCAGCTGATGTTGAGTTCCTTCAGGTACAGAAGGCAAACGACTATTCGGTTGCACTACAGACAATGCAGATGATTCAGACACGTCTGCAGTACACATTCCTGGAGTCACAGGCAATCCAACGTGACGCGGAACGCGTTACTGCGGAAGAGATCAGAATGATGGCCGAGAGCCTCGAAGCCGGATTGGGGGGCACTTTCAGCCTTCTATCTGCAGAGATGCAACTACCGCTGATCAAGCGGGTGATGTACCTAATGGAAAAGGATGGGGAGTTTCCTGAACTGCCTGGTGGATTGATTGAGCCTGTTGTGACTACTGGCTTGGAAGCCATTGGCCGTGGCAATGACAAGGCACGACTGACTGAGTTCCTACAGACCTTGGCTGCTGCATTAGGGCCTGAGCAGTTTGCCAGCATCATCAATCCAACAGAGCTAGTGGCACGCTTTGCTGCCAGTGATGGCATTGATACAGCTGGTCTGGTTAAGAGTCAGGAGCAATTACAGGCTGAGCAAGCTCAACAACAACAGGCTATGTTAGCCGAACAGGTAACAGCGGGAGCTATTACTAATGGAGCAACGGCGGCGCCGCAACCCAGCGGAGAAGGACCTGGCGGACCAAATACGCCAGCAGCACCAGCCTGAGCAATCGGAGCTAACAGAAATACGACAAACCCAGTGGCGGCCTGACGAGCGCTCAGACACGTTGCCAATTGGCATGAGTCGCAGTATCCGCGAATTGCCCGATGGCGGGCAAATGATCATCACCAAGTAAAGCCATGCCCGAAGTCAATTTCACTGATGCCCCAGGCGGAACACCGGCTGAGGTTGCAGCTGATGCTGCCGAGACCGCCAAGGTTGATGCCGCTAGGGCTGAGCTTGCTCAGGAGCAGGCTGAAGCTGATAGCGGTTTGATCCTTGGGAAATACGAAACCACGGACGACCTAGCCGCTGCTTATAAGCAACTTCAGAGGGAGTACACCTCACTGAAGAATGGCCAAGGTGATCAGCCTGCAGAAGAGTCGCCAGTGGCAAGCGAAGAGCCCGCTGAGCAAGAGGAAGCCCCAGAGGCTGACGATGGTGCAGGACTTAGCGAAGAGCAGACTGCAGCGATCTACGAATCCGTTCTCAAGCAGGCTGGAGGAGAACAGGAATACAAGCGCCTGAGTGAGTGGGCAACGAAGAACCTGGACGCTAGCCGTACTGAGGCATTCAACTCAGCGCTGGAGACCGGCAACGAAGGCATGATCATTGGAACCCTGAAGGGGATCCAGTACGACATGTTGATGAGCAAGGGCTATGAGCCCAAGCTCACTGGTGGCCGTGTGCCGACTAACACGATCCAGGGCTTCTCGAGTAAGTACGAGATCCAGCAAGCGATGAATGATCCGAAGTACGCAGGTGATGCTGCCTATCGGAAAGAGGTGGAGCGGAGGATTGCCGTCTCTGATAACAGCTTGTTCGGAATGTAATAGAGGATTAGCATTAGCCCAGATCAACCTAAAGCACGTACTGATCTGGGCCCGGTGCGCCGATACCCCATTGAAGGACGCAGCCAGTGGTTAATCACCATTCACTGTTTCCCAATTCAAAACAATGGCAGCTCCCGATCTTGATCT